GAGCGACGTTATTAACAACGTTGAAGATCAGTTCATTGAGCAAGTAAATGAATTTGTAACTCCAGAACCTAAAACAGAGGCTTTTGACAAGTCTTATACGGAAGAGGATCTTCGTAAGGTTCGTGAACAGGAAAAATCAAAACTTTACCCTCAAATTGAAAAACTAAAAGAAGAACTTGATCTCATTAAAAAAGAAAAAGAAGCCGAACAAGAAAGACTAGCAGCTATAGAAGCTGAAAAAGCTGAACAAGCTAAGAAGAAGCAAGAAGAGGAAATTGACGTTCGCGATCTACTTTCGATCAAAGAACAAGAATTTGCATCTCAGCTTCAAGCAGAACGTGAAGAACGCGAAAAGGCATTTGCACTCTTAGAGGCGGAACGTCGATTTGGCGAACTTCAGAACTACCGTTCTTCTCGCATTGAGCAAGAACGAGACAACATCATTCCTGAACTAATCGATTTAGTTACTGGTGAGACACCAGATGAAATTGAATCGAGTATTGCAGGACTTAAGGAACGTTCATCACGTATCCTTGAATCAGCGCAACAGGCGTTATCGTCTGCACGGCGTGAAATGACAGGGAGCCGCGTAACGGTTCCCGCATCAGGACCCCTGGACACTAATTCGGAAAACCAATCGTTTACGGCAGAGCAAATTGCCTCCATGTCGATGAGCGAATTCGCTAAAAACCGTGCGAGACTGCTTGGTCAAGCAGCCTCAGAACGCGGACAGGGTCTATTTAGCTAGAAATAGCAAAATCCCACTCAATTATTCTACTTTAAGGAGTAAGACGACATGGCAGCAGCCATTACCGGTACCGGCAATCTCGCCGCATCCCCAACAGCGTACTCTGGTGCTAACAGCCAGCTGACGCAATCAATCCAGACAATCTGGTCAAAGGAAATCCTTTTCCAGTCAATGCCGATTCTTCGCTTTGAGCAGTTCGCTGTAAAGAAGACCGAACTTGGTGTTGCTCCTGGTCTCCAGATCAACTTCATGCGTTACAACAACCTCGGCAGTGCAGCGCCACTTGTTGAAGGCGTTCGCATGTCAACTAACGCACTAACCGCACAGCAGTTCTCAATCACTGTTGCTGAGCACGGTTACGGCATTGCAGTTTCAGAGCTTCTTCTGAATGCATCATTTGATGACGTTATGGCTTCTGCTTCACGTCTTCTTGGTCGTAACATGGCTCTGTACCTTGATGGACAGTCACGCGATACCCTTATGGCAGCTTCTTCAGCTATCTACGGTGAAGACGTCTCAGGCATCGCAGGCACCACTAACTGGTACGGCTACGGCACTCAGGTTGATACAACGCAGGCTAACAAGCGTGCACAGATGACAGGTAAGTTCTACATGAGTCCTCACACTGTTAAGGACGCTGTAGAAACCCTTGCAACCAAGAACATCCCAAGATTGGGCGAAACTTACGTTGCATTCGTTCATCCTCACCAGAGCCGTCGTCTACGCGACAATCCTGAATTCATCGAAGTAACGAAGTACGCCGCTCCAGGTAACTTCATGCTTGGTGAAATCGGTCGTTTGTACGACACCGTATTCATCGAAACAACTCAGGTTGTTAAGACTCCAGGCGGTGCTGGTTCAGGTTACACTACTGATTCAGCAACTGTTCCAACCGGTTACTCAACCGGCGGTGGTTACATCACACCAACAACCACAAAGGGTGACGGCGCTAGCGATCGTTACACCGCTATTGTTATTGGTGACAACGCATTCGGTCACGCTATCTCACTTCCTGTGGAATTGCGTGATGGTGGTATCCTAGACTTCGGTCGTGAGCATGCACTTGCATGGTACTCGATCTACGGTTTGGGACTAATCACCGATCAGTCAGTTGTTCTTGTAGAGACCAACTAACAAACTTGTTGGGTGGGGGCCAGCTTCGGCTGGCCGCCCACCTGATCTTACACTACAAATATCGAGATATTCATTAGGAGAATACATAATGGCTACCAAAGCTAAGCACGGTGACGTAACAGGCCGTCAAAGAGAAGAACTAATCAAGGAGCAGGCTGCAGAGCAGGTTCGTCGATCAGATGAACTAACAATGGCTTCCGCTAAAGAAGCTGCTCGCCTTGAGACTGAAGTTGTAGACTTAACCCAGCCAGATTCACCCACAGTAATTGATGAGGTTGAAGATCTAGGCGTGGCTTTAGCAAACGACTCAGTTATTGTCCGCGTTGCTGAAGACATCGACATGATGACAATCGGTGCCGGAAATCACTACAGTTTTAGAGCTGGACAGAAGTACAAAGTAAGCCCAGGTGTTTACGAACATCTTAAAGAAAAAGGTCTTTTGTACGACCGTATGTAACGGCTCTTATTAGACTGCTCGCGCCTATGACCGCCCTCCCGTAGGCGCGAGCTCCTTTTTATACAGATTAATAGCGAAAAAGCAGAGATAATAGTAATTGCTCAGCGCTAACAAAGGATGTTTAAGTGGCCAGTATTTCAACACTATCTAATAGTTTACGGTCTGAGATTTCTGATATTGGTAAAACTTTTGTTGATACTTTTATTGGTGATGGCGCTACTAAGATTTTTCAATTAAATTACTACCCCGTTAACGGTACCGGCCTTGTAGTTAAGGTAGGGAATACCGACGTCTCCAGTACTTCCACTATTGAAGAACATACGGGAAAATTAACCCTTGCTTCTGCCCCTGCGGCAAATGCCATAGTTAGCGTTGGCGGCACATATTATCGTTACTTTACTGATGCTGAGATCCAAAACTATATAAATATAGCCTTTGCTCAGCACGCCAATACCGAAGTAAATCCTTACGGTACAAAGACTACAATTGCTAACCTTCCTACGGTTGAAGAATACCCCGTAGTTGTTCTTGCTTCAACCTTAGCTTTGTTTACGTTGGCAACGGATTCTGCATATGATATTGACATCCAAGCCCCTGACGGCGTTAATATCCCAAGATCTGAGCGTTATCGCCAGCTCATGGACATTATTGCAACCCGTAAAGAACAGTACCGAGAACTATGTACTCTTCTTAATATTGGCCTTCATCGCATTGAGGTTGCTACTCTTCGTCGAATTTCTCCGCGTACAAACCGGTATGTACCTGTTTACAAGCCTCAGGAATTGGACGACTCAAGCTTCCCACAAAGGCTACATGTCCCTATTCCTACGTATATGGATCAGACAGTAAGCAACGTCATTAGTTACGATATATTGATGTACCAGGAAGATTCATATGTCTTTACTGTGGACTTCCCTTACAGCCTAACCGGATACAATTTATTAGCTCAGATCCGGGCATATGCAGGTGCAGATCTTGTACTAGCCACATTTAATATCGATGTAATTGACGCTGCAAACGGTAAAGCTACTCTTTCTTTAACTAGTGATCAAACAAGAAGCCTTCCTCAAAGATCAATTTGGGATCTTCAGGTTACTTCTACAACAGACCCTACGTGGCAGCACACTTACATTAAAGGCACGGTAATTGTTGAACGTCAGGTAACTACCACTAATCGTGAGCCTTATGCTTCAGGATGGATGGGCTAATGGATGAAATTATAATCATTCCCCCAGCAGCTGATGAGCTAACGATTGGATTAGGGCAAGGCGGCTCTATGGGGCCGTCTGGAATTATTAATGTTAATAGTCCTATTGTTAACACTGGTAGTTTAACTTCTGCAGTATTAAGCTTAAATTCTTCTAGCGCCAATACACAGAACTATGTGGTCCAACGAGATTCTTCAGGAAACTTTTCTGCAGGCGTTATTACTGCAAGTCTGGCTGGAAATGCTACAACGGCGTCGCAATTGTATACTTCACGCAATATAAATGGAGTTCCATTTAATGGAACTGCCGATATTACAATTTTTGCCGTACCTTCCTCTCACGGCGGAACTCACGTTCTGGGGTCTACTGACGTTACCTATATAGATGCTGGACAAATAACTGCGGGAGTTCTTGGGGTTACTCGAGGCGGTACGGGGACTACTACATCAACTGGCACTGGGTCTAATGTACTAAGCGACTCTCCCACGTTTACCGGCACTCTTGCACTGCCCTCTACTACATCTGTTGGGACTACAACTTCTGCAGAACTTGGGTATGTGCACGGCGTAACCTCTGCTATTCAAACTCAGATTGATTCTAAAATTGCTAAAACTGGCGGTACATTTACTGGAGCAGTCACCATTAGCGATGCTACTCAATCAACTAGCTACAGCACTGGCTCCCTAATTCTTTCTGGCGGTCTTGGAGTTGCCAAAAACTTATATGTTCAAGGTAATGTAGACATTACTGGAAACATTAATATTAATGGTCAGATTACTGGTAGCTTGACCCAAATTGATGTAACTAACTTAAATGTTACTGACTCTCTAATTTATTTAGGCAGCGGTAATCTTACTTCTGATTCTATTGACATTGGGTTTTACGGTGCTTACCGCCCTGCTGGTGATACTAGTGGCCATAAACATACTGGCCTTATTCGCGACCATAATGACAGCGGTATATGGAAACTTGTGTCTGGGGGTCCTGAATCTGACTCAAATGATGTTGATTTTGGTACTAATGACGCCAATGTTAATTTTGATCAATTAAAACTAAGATCATTCATAGTTACAGACCCAGGCACTACACGCACAAATTTAGGACTAACTATTGGCACTGATGTACAGGCTTATAGTGCTGCTTTACAGGGCATTAGTGCTCTAGGTAATGGTACTGGGGTACTAAAAAATGCAGCAGGTACTTGGTCATATGACACAAATATTTACGATACAATTGTATCTGCTACTGCACCCTCTACAACAGATAATGTTTTTTGGGTTGACACTGCTAGCACCAATACCATTGCAGCTATATTTGGAGGCACACCATGAGTTCTTTAAAATATTGGGATGGTACTCAATGGGTTTCCGTATCTGTGGATTCCTCTAACTACACAACAACTGTTCAGTCAAACTTAACTGCGCATACCTCCCTAACTAATGCTGTTCATGGTTCAACCTCTAGTGCTACACCTAACAGACTTGTTCAAAGAGATGGTACTGGCGGCGCACAATTTGGCGGAACATTGACTGCTTCAGCTCTTACAGTCACTGGCGGAGCAACTATAATCTCAGGACTTACCCTTAGCTCTGGAAATTTGTCAGTTAGTACTGGAACAATTAGTGCTAGTTCAAGTATTACCAGTTCTGGAGGATCTTTAGTTAGTGGATCTGGCTCAGGCGTTCAAGGAGGACTGAATCTTTATTCTTCCTCCACCGGCTCCAGTAGTATATTAAGATCACAAAACACGAGTTTTGCAAATACTACTAACTATTTGCCTACAAATGCTTCGGGTGAATTAATGCTAGCAAGCGGAGCTAATGCCACCGCTTCTCCAAACTATTTAAATAGTTTTTACAATATTCTTACTTCTGATAAAGTTTTTTATGGCCCCAGCTCACCAACTATTTCAAGTTATGGAAGTATATTTGGATCTGTCACTTTATCGGCAGGTACTTATTTTGTAGATGGTACTTTATATTGGCAAGTCACTTGCACAAGTGGTAGTTTTACTGCAAGCACCAGTGCCTATTTATACTCTGCATCATCCCCTACCGGTATAGCAATAAACTATAGTACTACCTCTAGTAGTGTTAACCCACCATCTTCACTAAATGGAGCTAGTAATATAACTGGCTTAATAACTGCGGCAAGTACTGCACCTAATGCCAACACTGGTGGTTATGCGGCTTCTTTTACTGGTAGTAATACTATAACTGTAGGTGCAGCATCTTCCTCTTATGTATCAAGTCCTATTTCCGGTGTAATAACTATTCCTTCCGGAGGCGGTTCAATCGGTATTATAACAACTGCTACATCTAGTACTGGCAGTTTGGTTACATATCATAGAGCACTTACCGGTAGTTATTTAAGAGTAACCCCGATTACAACACTTCCAACTAAGGGTACGTGGACATAATGGCAGTTCAAACATTAATACAGGTTAGACAAGGAACAACAGCACAATGGTCTGCCGCTAATCCAGCACTTTCTCCTGGAGAATTTGGCTATGATATTGACACTAAACTTTTAAAGATTGGTACTGGTGGCACCGTATGGTCTGATCTAGTAGCTATTGGTGCCGACGCTAGTCAATTAACTACTGGTACAACTGCCGTTGCCAGAGGTGGAACCGGCGTTAATACTTTTTCGTCAGGCGGTGTTTTATATTCTTTAGGAGGAACTACTCCAATAAGTACGTTAAGTTATTCAGCTACTCCAACGACTTCAAATAACCTAGTACTAACTGGTACTAATGGTTTAATTACTGCAGGTACTGGCGGTTTTTCTACTTCTGGACCTATTAGTAGTGGTTCTATAACGGGATCATCTATAACTGTTGGATCAGGATCTGTTACTGCTCAGACTATAAATTTAAACCAAGGGTCTACACCGGCAATTAACATTAAAGCTGGGTCTGCTTCTTTTTCAACTACTTTGCAAGCAACTTCAAGTCTTGCTGCTGCTAATACTGTTAACTTGCCTACTGGAAATGGTACATTAGCTTTAACTGCATCCCCAACATTTACTGGAACGGTATACCTGCCAACTGGGACTGCTACGGCTGCTCCTTTAGATTTTAATTCTGGAATTCTTTTATCTACTCCTGTTTCTGGAGCAGTAGAGTATGACGGAAAAGTATTTTATGGAACTAATGCAACTGGCCGTGGCTACATACCGACAGAGCACTTTATTAGTTCTAACACTATTCACACTTTAGCGGGTAGTGCTACGATTACTCAGCCGTTGTTTTATTCTGATAATGCAGGAGTTGGCGGTACTACTGGTGCGACTTTGCCAGTTCAAGGCGGAACCACATACTTTTTTGAATGTATGCTTTATTTAACAGGCATGTCTACAACATCGGGTAACTTACTTTTTGACTTACTTAATAGCTTGCCTAGTTCAACTACCGCAGGAACTGCAAGCATAGGATCAATAGCCTATTTTACTACCGGCTACGACGTAACTACTGTTACTACCGGTGGAGCTGCCGGCGCAAGTTTTAATACTACTGCTAAAAGTGCTGGTAGCATTTCTACCGCTAATACTGGAACTTCATACGCTGCATTGATTTCAGGCACTGTGCGGGTGTCAACATCAGGACTTATAGTTCCTTCCATTCAGTTGGTTAACGCCGCTACTACCCCAATTGTACAACCTAATACTTGGTTTAGAATTAGGGCAATTGGAACAGATACTGTTAACTACGTAGGACCTTGGAGCGTATAATGAGTAAGAACCCTAATTGTAGATCAGGATGCAAAACCCAGGATCATGAGTCCTATGGAGATTGCCTAAAAGACGCGTCTATTAGCATAGATAAGACAAGTCTCCAGGTTAAAGGCTGACCCAAAAACTAAAAACCCTTACTATTTAAGAGAGAAGAAAGGCCCATATTAATGGCTGCAACTACAATCTATAAGATTCTTGGACAGTATGCATCTAGTGGCACTACTGCTAATGATATTTATACGGTAAGTACCGGTAAACAAGGACTAGTATCTACCATTACTGTTTGTAATACTACTGCCTCTGCTTTGACGTTTTCTATTTCAGTAAGACCCGCAGCGGATAGTACTGTAGCAGCTAAGCACTATATTGTTAGCGGCGCCAGTGTTCCCGCAAATGGTACAATTTCCTACACTCTAGGAATTACAATGTCAGCCAGTGATAAAGTAAACGTTGCTGCTAGTGCTACAGGAGTTTCATTTAGCCTCTTTGGCACCGAAGTGAGTGCATAATGAGCGTAAAACTTAATGGAGATGGTACTCCATCCACAGTTGCGGGCGGATCTTTAACGGGAAACTACCCCAATCCAACTATTGCTGCAAACGCTGTAAGCAATGCGATGCTTGTAAATTCTGTTATTACTCTTAATGGTACCGCAATGTCTTTGGGTGGATCATATACAATTACTGCTTCGGGCGTTACAGGGCTTGGAACTGCAGCAACTAAAGATATTCCAGCTACTGGAGATGCTTCAACGACCCAAGTTGTATACGGTACAGATACTCGCCTAACTAACTCCCGTACCCCTTCTGGCACTGCTGGCGGGGACCTAACAGGCTCATATCCAAACCCAACTCTTGCTGCCACAACTGTAACGGCTGGGTCTTATGGCTCTGCTACCGCTCATCCATCTATTACCGTAGATGCTAAAGGCCGCATAACTGCGGCGTCAAACACCGCTATTCAGCTTGCTTCTACCGCAGCGGTTACTGGTCTGGATACTGCTCTTAGTGGTAAGTTGTCCTCTACAGCAACTGCTGGTGGAGATCTTACCGGAGCCTACCCAAATCCTACACTAGCTGCTACAACCGTAACTGCGGGATCATACGGCTCTGCTACAGCTGTTCCAGCAATCACTGTAGATGCTAAAGGTCGTCTAACTGCAGCGGCTAGTACTGCTATTCAGCTTGCAAGCACAGCCGCAGTTACAGGCCTTGACACGGCTTTATCTGGAAAACTATCTTCAGGTGCAACTGCTGGCGGTGACTTAACGGGGACTTACCCAAGCCCGACTCTGGCTGCTACAACAGTTACCGCTGGGTCTTACGGCTCTGCTACTTCTCACCCAGCTATAACCGTAGATAGCAAAGGTCGATTAACTGCTGCATCTAACCAGGCCATTCAATTGGCAAGCACGGCTGCAGTTACTGGATTAGACACTGCTTTGGGACTAAAGGCTAATAGTGCCGCACCAACTCTTACAGGTACTGTAACTTTATCTGGTCTTAGCACTGCAGGAGTTGTGCATAACTCAGCAACAGGTGTTCTTTCTACTTCTTTAATTGTAGACGCAGATGTTTCTTCAACTGCGGGCATTGCCCCTACAAAAATTGCAGGCACATCTTTAACTCAAAGTAGCACTTTTGGAGCTACTGGAACTGTTTCTGGAAACTATAATACGCTATCTGTTAATGCCTCTGGCGTTACTCCAGGTACATACACTAAGTTAACTGTACAAGCAGATGGTCGAATAACTACCGGTACAACCCTATCTTCTAGCGATGTTCCTAGTTTAGATGTTAGCAAAATTACAACTGGAACGACTCTTGGGAATACTATTGTTAACTCTTCTCTAACTAAAGTAGGGGCTTTATCTGGAGGGGTAAATGCAGTAGTTCACGTGGATTCCGTTGGAAATTTAAGTTCTTCACAAATTGTAGACGCTGATATTTCTAGTAGTGCGGCTATCTCACAGTCTAAAATTGCAGGAATTGGAGCTTGGAGTACTTGGACACCGGTATTTGCAACTGACTTTATGGATACCGCAAATTATCAGGTAACCAATGCTAGATATAGTCAAGTAGGTAAAACGGTTAATTACAAGCTTACCGTTGTTATCAAAACCGCTGGCGATGGGTCTTTAACCTATAGTTCAGGAGCATTTAGGTTTAGCCTTCCCGTACCTGCTAATCTTGAAACTGCTGGTACAGGTCTTGGTATTGGGCAGGCCATGATGGGGCTGTCGGTTTCTCTTAATCCAGATGGAATTACGTCTGCTACTAGAGGTTCTTTTCCGGGAGAAGCTGTTTTACAGACAACTAATGGCTATATTACTGGAGGAATACCGAGCGGCAGCTCTGTTGGTATTGTACAGATTTTAAGAACTTCTACTTACAACTCTATATCATTTGTAATTAGATCCTCTCTTCTTGCTAGTGTTATTCCAAATAGCGCCGGTCATTTAGCTGTTGGAGACTACTTTATTATTAGTGGCACTTACGAAGCCGCCTAGGAGCTTAAATGAAAGCCAATGAACCGGGTGGACGTTTTGATTTTAACTATGAAAGACGATCCATACTAAGCGGTATTACTCAGGATCTTCGTAGACCTGTCGGTGGAACAGTTCAATGGTGGCGTTGGGATGCCACAGACACAGGCGTAGATAGCATTTACGATACAGGCTCAAGTACTATCGGGCGTAGATGGTACGCAGGTATTCAAATGCCTTGCGTAAATGCCGTTATTTATCAGGGCGTTACCCTTCAAGATGAGCGTGGTTTTTACAATACTGACGTTTTAAGAGTAACTATGAACATGGAAGATATTGAATCTATATTCCCTACAATGCCTACAAACCCTGATGATTTCTTAAAAGACCGCATAGTTTATCGAAATGAAGTTTTTAGGCCTACCCACTTTTACCCACGTGGTTTAATTAAAGGTAAGTACACATTGTTTACGTTGGATGCTAATCAGGTTAACCCTGAAGAAATGGTTAACGACGAACAATTTGCCCAGTATTCAAATTAGGAGCACAATGTCTAGATCTCGAGTATTTAAAGTAGCTAGCGAATCCCATAAAGTCTTTGAAAAAGACGGAGATATTTACGTAGATCATGTTGAGAAGCATGGCGGTAAATGGGATAAGATTAATTTGACTGAGAAATCAGGAGCAAAAACTGTAGCACAAGGTGTGCAAGCAGTTAAAGACTGGCATAGAAAGAACGGTTAAACATGTGTAAGGGTTGTGGATGCGACTGCTCAAAGACAAACTGTAAGGGTAAATGCGGAACCGGTAAGTTCTCCAAAGCTGCCAAGACAGTTAAAAAAGCAGTAAAAAAAAGTTACTAAAAAGAAGTAATAGTTAATTAAGACTATCGAGGGATTTTGCGGTACATTCAGTAGTGACGCCGGATTCATCCGGATACTGCTGAATTACTGCCCCTCAGAAGAGGAACTTTGCAATGTTAGATCTAGCCGCTAGATTAGCCAGACAAGAGTCTGAAGCCGACCGACGAGAGTTTCTCGCTGGTGTTACTGGCATTAATGGCATAGATATAAAGTCTTTAGCAGCCGGCGTTGTTTCAATGGCACTGCTGCTAAAGGGCAAATAAGTGGCCAGTACAGAAAATTTACGCGAAGTTATTCATCAAATTGGAGAGCAGCTTTCTAAGAAAGCTACTGCAAATTTGCGGGGCCATGCCTATGATAGCGGCTGGCCTGTAGAGCTTTCTCGCCAACTTAAAGTTATTCACCTTGGCGAAGGTCAATTTAAAGTAACTTACCCTGAAGATCTAGAAGATCAAATTTTAGATCAAGAAGTGGGTACCCAAGACTCCCCAGCTAACCCTGTTATTAGAACCTTTATGAACAGGTTTACAGACAACACTTCTTATTACGACACTTTGCTGGCTGCCGCAATTAATAAATGGCAGGTGTTCTAATGCCTTTTATTCTTAATGAAGATAAAGCTTTAAAGGCCCTATTGACTGGGATCACCGTAAGTGACTTTAAAAGTAATAGTAGACCAGTAGGAGTTTGGTTTGGGCAACCTGATGTAGAAATCAGAAATCAGAGCTACCCATATATAACCATAGAACTTATAGATATTACTGAAGATCGTGCCCGTAATAACAGAGGCTATGGTAAGCTTAACTATACCCCTGAAGGCCTTGACTCTACTGTAGACCACTATTCAGAGCTACCTGTTCCGGTAGATCTTGAGTACCAAGTAGTTTCATACGCCCGCCAGCCTATGCATGACAGAATGATACTCTCAAGCATTTTGTCTACAAAACTTCCGCTTAGGTATGGTACATTAGAGATTCCAGAAGACAATACTTTACGAAGAGTTGAGCTTCTTGGACATAGAAAAAGGGACACAACAGAAGGCGGAAAAAAGCTTTATGTTAACCTTTTTTCAATAAAAGTAAGCAGTGAGTTGTTCTACAGCAAGATTGTAGCGGCAGCAGCAGCTATCGAACACGTAAATATTGCGCTATCAACTGTTACAAATATTAACGTTACACCACCCGCATAACATCTGGACACCATAGAATAAAACCAACTATTAACTTAAGGAGTTAAGGATGACTACATTTAGTCGCCCCGGTGCCTATATACAGGAGACAGTCTCCCAGCAACAGTATATTGCACCTCAAGACCGCGCCGATGCAATTGGCGCTTTTATTGGAAAGCTATCGCAGGGTCCAACAACCCCTACGCTTGTTTCTACCTGGTCTGATTTTGTAAAATACTACGGTGGTTTGGACTACACGTTGCCAACAAGCGTGGCACTGTACCAATTCTTTGCTAACGGTGGCCGGGATGCTTACGTTCGCAGAGTAACTCAGTCTGGTGCTACTACCGCTTCTGTTACTCTTACAGACTCTGCTTCTGCAGCAACTCTTACCATTTCTGCAAAAAGTCCAGGTGCTTGGGCTACCGCTACTTCAACGTCAGGCATCTCAGTAGAAGCTTTGGCATACGGAACTGGTAGCCGCTTCTCTATTGTAGTTTACGGGCCTGTTGCTACTGGCGCAGATAGCCGTTCAAATATCCTAGAGCAGTTCACTGATCTTAGTGTTATCTCAACCGATGCACGCTACGCCCCGGCAATTATCAATGCTACTTCTGCATACATTACTGCAACTGATCTTTCAACCTCAACTTTGCGTCCTTTGGCAGACGGAACTCTTCATGGCCTTACCGGCGGTACTGAAGGCACTGGTGGAATCACTTCTGCAATTCTAGGCGCCGCAACTTCAGACCTTGATCAGTTTGATACCCCGCTTATTCTTAATATTCCAGATGCAGCCTACTTTAACAGTTCAGACTGGGCAGTTGCATACGGTGCGTTAATTAACTATGCGGATACTCGTGGAGATTCATTTGTTGTAGTAGACCCTATTGCCGGTCAAACAGCGTCTGGTGTTATTACCGCAGCCTCAGGTCTTTCCGGTTCAGGCAAGAATGCGGCTGTTTACTACCCATGGTTAACTATTCCAGATACCACAAAAGCCGTAAGAAGCGTTACTGTTAACGTTCCTCCAGGCGGTGCAATTGTTGGTCAGTACCAGGCAACTGATGCATCTCGCGGTGTATTTAAAGCCCCTGCAGGTTATGGAAACCGCATTGCTTTAGCTCTTGGTTTGGAAAAAAGACTTACCAACGCTGAACTAGATACTCTTAATGGTTCAGGAACTGCTGTAAATGCAATCCGAATTGTACCTGGAACAGGTATTTGCGTTATGGGTGCTCGCACTATTTCTAACCTTTCTCCAAATCAGTACGTAAATGTTAGAAGAAGCCTAAACTACATCAAGAAGAACCTAACTAACCTAAGTAACTTTGCAACATTTGAAAATAATGATGCTTACTTGTGGGCTCAACTACGCTCATCATTAGGTCACTGGCTTGCTCAATACTGGGCGCAAGGCGGCTTAAGAGGAGCTAATCCAGTACAGGCTTACTACGTACTATGCGATGATACGACAACAACTGAGTCTGACATTGCATCTGGCAGGGTAAATATTCAAGTAGGTGTTGCTCTGCAATACCCTGCTGAATTCATTGTAATCACTATTGGACAGATTACGGGTAGTGCCGCTGTCGTCCAGGCCTAAGAATATCTAAGGAGATAAAAGAAAATGCTAGAAGCAACATCAGGAAGTGGAACAACTCCCTCCACTTATACAGTGCCATTTAGCTCTGTAAAAACAGATGCAATCAGAAATTTTAGGTTTTTGGTTCAATTTTTACCGCACGATACCACTCAGACATCATGGTTTAGCGGAACTATGGGATTTACCAATGTTTCAGGATTAGCAGTAACTGTCGATCCTATCGCATACCGTGAAGGTGGATTCAACACAAACATGCACTACCTACCAGGTCAGGCAAGTTTTCAACCACTGCAGTTTACAAGAGGTCAAACGCTTGGCGGTAGTGCCAACGCTACATGGATGAAAAAGCTTTTTATTGCAGTACAAGGAAACGGTGGAGGATCACTTGGTTCTGAGTTCCGTGCAAATATTGACATCCACGTATTAAGTCATCCTAACCCACAAGGCACATCAGCTAGTGGCACCACTAATACAGTAGATGCATACAAACTACATCGTTCAATGAGTTTCCGAGTATACAATGCCTGGATTACAAGCCTTGTATACGGTGACTTGTCAGCGGGCGGAAACGGTCTTATGGTTGAAGGTATGTCAGTAGTCCACGAAGGCTTTGATGTAACCTATGCAGCGGATTACTCCGCTGGGCCGGCAGCATTAATTGACGCTTAATTAAACTAAACAAAAGGAATATAAAATGGAAAACGAATTCAGAGTAAACGCAGCAGATAACCCACAACTAGTAAATCAATTAATTGAACAAGCATTTTCTACTCCTGATGAAGGGGGAGAATCCCCGGCAGTTGCTCAAGAAGCATTAGCTATGGAGATTCTCCTCCCTTCTGATACTCACGTAGATTTGCTTGCTGGGATCCATGATCCTTTTACTGGGGAACACATCTCTACTGCAGAAATCCGTGAATTAAATGGAGTAGACGAAGAAGCGCTAGCAAAAATAAAAGACTACGGAAAGAGCCTTCTAGCTATTCTTAGTCGCGGTGTAGTAAAAATCGGTGAAGAAAAAGTCTCTAAAGAACTTTTAGATCTTCTTCTTGCGGGAGACCGTGAATACCTAATCTTAAAGATTAGAATTGCAACTCTTGGTAAAGAAGTATCCCTTCCGGGTAACTGTCCTTTCTGCAAAACGGAGCAGGATTTTAAACTAGATCTAGAAGAAGACGTAAAGCTAACTAAAATAAATGATCCATCAGACCTGTATTTTACGGTAAAGGGTAAGGCCGGAGACATTAAAGTAACTCTTCCTACCGGCAGCACACAGAAAAAACTAGTAGATTCCTCAAATAAAACGGCTCCTGAAATGGACTCAATTCTTTTGAGCGACTGTGTTATAGAAATTGGTGGATTACCAGTCATGGATCCTAATCAGATTCGTAACTTAAGTATTCATGATCGACGACTTGTATTGAAAGAACTCTCCGAAAGGAACCCAGGCCCTGACCTAGAAAGTCTTAAAAAGGCCTGTGTATCTTGCGGACAGGAGGTACCGATTCCGCTTGCCTTGGCGGATCTCTTTCGCATATAACAGAGATCAATTTTATATATTTATAACTACGGCTTATGAGTATATAAGTAAGGCTTACCCCGGATGGTCGCTGTCTGACATAAAGGGGATGACGAATAGAGAAAGGCTAATGTGGTTCAAACGAGCACAGCAGCTTTTAAATTTATAGGAGATTTTGATGCCTAGTAGCGCACATAATTTAGGTGAAGGAATGATGGGCGGCAATAAAGCTGCTCAAGGTTTTGATGCCGCTGCTGCTGCTGCAACAGGTCTTGATAACGTCTTAAAGAATATAGATAAATCCTTAAATAATATTTTGGGAAATCTTAATAAGATGTCGGGCTCCATGAAAGGTATGGGAGCCAGTCTTGGTGGCGGTCTCGGTGGCAGCACCGATTCGTCATTTTCTTCAGATTTAAATCAAAGCATAGCTGCAGTTCAAACAAGACTAAATGCTGCCTTTGATGTTCCTAAAACGGGCATGGACTATGCCCTTAATGGTGCTAGATATGCAGCTATAGCAAGTACTGCTGCCATGGGGTTAATGCCCAATACTTCTGATGCGGTGACCCAAAGAATCACCTCAGAGGCTGTGGCATCTATGTCAGGTCTGGATCCACTTAAGCTAATTTCTTCAAGCAATGCTTTATTGGCTGGAGGTATGACTAGTCCTCAGGCTGGATCGGCTACAACGGCTATGCTAGCTAGTAGCGGTATCCTGCCTACCATGGGCTCCTACCAGAATATTATGAAACAGGTTGGCGGCTTAAGTGCCCTGACTGGCATGAGTAACGAGCAAGCTGGCGCTGGGTTTGCGGGCATCAATGGTATGAATTTCTTGAGAATGGGCATTCGTCCTCGTAATGCAGACGGTAGTTTAAGAGATCCTAACCAACTTGCCAATGATCTTTATCATCGCATGTATGGTAATAGAAGAATTACTGAGGAACAGGCCGCACAGGTATTTAATCCCCATAGCCGTGCGTACCAAGATGTAATGATGGCTTCTGGAGGAGACGCTTCACTATTTCAATCTTTAGCAACTATGACTGTGTACCAGGCTAAAAATGGCGGCAAACTTTTAGACATGAGTGCGCAAAATGTTAAAGATAATATCCTTAATCTTAGGAGCGATTCTCCTACTCGAGCTTTATTTAACTATCAGGGCAGCCAAGCAAAAAATCTTGAGATTACCGGTACTGGCCTTGTACAGGGTTACGATGCAGCCCTAAACACTTCAGCTGCAACCACTAATTTATTTGCATCAATTGCAAAATTTGCAGGCCCGATTGCTACAGGTCTTGAAAGACTTAAAGGTATTTTAGACATTCTGCCCCAGGCGGGAAATACCGGAGCAATGCTTACATCCGTTGGAGCTATGCTGGGTGGAAAAGTGGGCGCTAATATTAGCACTAATTTACAATCAAAAGGCATTGACAGCGTTCTTGCTGCTATGGGTAATAGTGGAATTGTTGGGGGAATGTCACCAACACTTTCTCAAGGAGCCGATGCTGGTTGGGTTAGCAGTCTTTCTCAAACTATGCCTGCAGGTGCTCCAACTTTATTAGGCAGAAATGCCATGACATATAATGACTTTCTTCAAGCTACGGGTCAGCCTACTGTATCTCCGGCGGCCGGAGGTAATGAACCAGTTAGCCCTGACGATGCTAAAAAAATTCTTGAAAAATTTGAGGGCGGCCACGAGATGGCCGGTAATGGGTCTTTTAGTTTTGGTCAATTACTTTCTAAAGGTGGAAGAGCCGAGCTAAGAACTAGTTTGGGGCTTGGTGAAGAAGCAAGTACTGGGGCGTTACTCAGAGGTGGGTTAAAAAGTATGGGATCCAAAATGTTTGGTAATCCCGCGGGTGCTCTAATCGGCGCTCAATTAGTAAACATGGCCGGTAACTGGGCCATACCTAAACTACAGCAATATGGGCAAAAACATTTTTCTAAGAACGTTAATAAATGGGGCACTATTGCCGCAAGGACAGGTCAATGGGCTGCTACTGGAGCTCTTGTAGGATCCGCAATTCCAGTAATTGGTACTGCAGCTGGAGCTCTTCTGGGAACTGCCTACGGAGCATTTCGTGGTTGGCAAGACTCTAAGCAGTTTGATACCGCTGGAGATGGTCAACAAGACCCAAATACTGGAGGTGATGGAGGGTATACCAGAGATACTTGGGCTACTTCATTATTAAATAGGCTTAGTATTAAGCAAACAAATGATAATCGTAGAGCTATTGTTAACTGGGAAATCAAAGAAGGTGGGCATTGGAACAACCCTGATAAATATAACCCTTTAAATACTACTCAACATATGCCCGGGTCTCATGGTACTAACTCTGCCGGAGTTCAGGCCTACACAAGTTGGGAACAGGGATTTGATGCAACTGTTAAGACTTTTGGGTACACAGGCAATGGATATGAAAATATTCTTAAGTCATTAAAAACAGGAAAAGCAGACGATATTTATCAGTCAATTGTAGACTCTAAATGGGGAACCCAAGAATTAATGGGTCACAAAAAGAATCAAAAATACCATGGACCTAGTAATTCGGGTATATCAACCGACCCTAAAAAAGATAACGACCATATCGGTAAAAGATACCGCCCTACCGGCGGCCCTATTACAGCTCATTATGGCCAAAAGCCTAAGAACAATACGTACTGGCAAATGAAGGGTTATCACACTGGAACTGATTTTGGTGTACCTAAAGGTACTGAAGTGTATGCATTTACTGACGGTAAAGTAGTACGAGCAGGTACTGACTGGGATGGTAAAGCTTATGGTACCGCACTTCTTATTGATCATAATGGTTATCAAAGTTTCTATGCCCACCTTGACAGCACTAAAGTTTCTGTAGGGGACAAGGTATCAGCCGGTCAGGTAGTTGCTCTTTCAGGACAATCCGGCACCGGAGCTAAAGCTGGACCCCACCTTCACTTTGAAATTAGAAAGGGCACAGATAACCCAGTTAATCCTTCTAAATGGTTAAGTGGTTTAATACCTTCTAGCGCAATAATTGCAGGATCTGAAGACGGTATCCTTGAAAGCATTACTAAAACAGCAGAAGGCATTTTTAATCCTTTCTTTAAATCTATCTCTAATGCAGCTGGTTCTATGTTTGGGCTTGTTAAGTCTATCTTTGATAGTGGAGGAGGCCGCACTGAAGCTCCTGGTGACCACCTTTCAAAAGACAGCACAGCTTTAGCAAGCGGTGTGGGAAGTATATTCTCTGCGGATGCTACTGGATTTACATCTGTAAATAACTACGGTCTTAATCAAATATCTAGCGGTCTTGCTGGAAATACTGTTGATCCGATGACTTCTTCATCTGGATTTGGTGGAGATGCAGCTCCAGACTCTGGAGTCGCCTCGCATACAAATGCCCATACAAGCCATAACCACAATGTAACTATTAATATGAATGTAACAGTTACCCATGGAAATACTCAAGATGCTGTGAGATTGGCTAAAGATATACGCACTATATTAGAAAAAGATTTGCGCGTTAATCGTTTGGGAGAGTTCTAATAGTGGGTACCGTAAACATACCTAAAGTAGACACTCAACCCGATAAAACTTGGGTTGGTCGGCATGTAGACATAAATGGTCATTTTATTGCAAATCAAAAAGGCGGATATATTGTTGTAAGTGTTATCCCCAGTAGACATGCTCTTGTTCCTGGAGGGCGTAGTACTCACTATAAATGGACTGATGCATCTTTAACTATAAAGTTACCTAACGGTAAGACAAAAATAATTACTGTTCCTCATACCCCTAAGGGAGACCCTAACGTAACCTCCTGGATATCTGCCCTTAAAAAAGCAAAACAAAAACAGCAAACAAATTCAGGAACTGATAGTGGGTCTACTACAAACAACCCAATTATTAGCATAACGGATGTTGTAAAAGGCAAAATAGGGAAGTTTAATCCTCCGCCCCATAATAGTAGTAGGCCTACTTCTCCTCTTATTTTTCCATCAAATCTTGGAGGACATAGTGCTGAAAGAGTTTCTGATTTAAATACTCGAATTAAAACAGCAGAAAAGTTTAATAATAGAGGCTTTATTTATGAAGATATAGATAGCGCACAAGATGTGGATCATAAACCAAAAGCTAGAAAAAATTTGTGGGGATTTGAATTTATGTACAATCCCACCACTATTTCGCACACTCTTTCTCTTAGCCCTAATACTGATTATACAAACCCGCTGGACGTTGCCAATCAACTTACAGGCAGCCAGATGTTTAGTATAACAATTCTTCTTAATAGAGTTACCGATATGTCTGCACTGCATAAAAGAACTGGCGCTGGAACAGCTCAGGGCTATCCTAGGGCTTTAACCTCTGCAGAAGTAAAGGGCATACAAACCCGTGGAACAGAATATGATTTAGAATTTCTTTATAGAGTTGTAAATGGAGACCCTTCAGAAGTTCCAGGAAAAACATCGGCCAGTTCTGATTTTGGGTTTATTAGTGGCATTCCAATTTGGATAAGACTAAATAATCAAATGAGATATAAAGGACTTCTTGCAGGCATAAGCGTTACACACACCATGTTTACTCCCAGCATGGTTCCTATTATGTCTGAAGTTTCTTTGCAATTCTTAAGAATTCCGGTAATGAGTTACGGTGATAATGGCGGCGCTATCAGCGATCGGTACACTACTCACAATGGTAAAACTAGTCGTATACCTAAATACGGCGGTAGTGACACGCCAACGAGTGGAGGATAATTAATAATGGCTACAGTAGCAGCACCAACAAACTTTAAAGCTGGTGCAGGAAATAAAGTTGTATGGTTGACCTGGACTATTGTAATAGGTGCCCTTAAGTATAAAATCTATCGTGATGGCGACTTGTTAGTAGAACTAAGCGATCCGTTAGATAATTATTTAGATAACCGAGTAACTAATGGAAAAACTTATGAATATACTATAAAAGCTTCTAATAGTACCGGGGACTCTGCCGCAAGCAGTAAAGTCTCTGCTACTCCTACTACTAAGAAAAAAGGCATTGAGTTACCTCCTCATGACCTGGTATTCCCAATTTCTACTTTTAAAGAAAAGTATAAACAAGGGTACACCTCTTTTAAAATTTATATGGTGCCTGGAAAACACTATCAATCAATTAAATTTTCAAAGCAGGCCCAAGCTGGATGGTGGGTAATGACTGGAAAGTTTTCAAACATAACCTCAAGAAAAACATTCACTAGAGGCTATATTTATGGTGGCGGAATTGGAATTAGAGATTTTCATGGTGGGTTGTCACAAGTTTTAGACCCAGAGCTACACTATGATAATAGAGCAGAAGCTTGGGTATTAACTACAGGGCAAGATGCAGCGCACAAAGATCCACTGGATCCAAAGCACCGTTTGTTTGGAAACCTGCCTAGCGCAAGAACCATTACAATCCATCCCTATGATATAGATGGAGGCAGCGTATCTCCTTATAAACCTCAAAATCAAAATGATGCTCCGCCAGCAAAACCCGCGGTTGTAGATTCCGGTAAGATAAAAAATAGAAATGCTATTATTACTATTAATGATGTTGTAAAAAGCAGGTATGGAAAATTTAATCCTCCACCTCATCGGAGTAGCCGTCCTACATCTCCTCTTCTTTATCCTTCTAATCTTGGGGGACATAGTGCTGAAAAAATTAAGGATCTAAATACTCGGATTGCAACCGCAGAAAAATTCAATAATAGAGGGTTCATTTATCAGGATATAGACAGCGCCTATGGAGACAATGGCAAGCCAAAAGCTAAAAAGAATCTTTGGGGGTTTGAATTTATGTATAACCCTACAAGTATTAAAAGCACTGATCAAGCTAATACCGCAATTGACTACACGCTGCAAGATGCAAGTTTTGCTAATTTATTGACGGGTAGCCAAAGCTTTACTATTACTATTCTTCTTAATAGGGTAGGAGACATGGCCGCTTTACATAAAGTAACTCAAGCTGGAACAGCTCAAGGCTATCCTAGACCATTAACTACTGAAGAAATAAATGGCATAAGGTCTAGAGGAACTGAGTATGATCTTGAATTTCTATACAGAGTTATGAATGGGGAGCCTGCAACTACCCCTTCCATGGATATGAAAAGCTCGGATTTTGGATTTATTAGCGGGTTACCTATTTGGATTAGACTAAATAACGAGATGAATTACAAAGGCGTAATTGCTTCCTTAAATGTTACTCATGCAATGTTTACCCCAAGTATGGTACCAATGATGAGCCAAGTTGAGATAACCTTTAATAGAATTCCTGTAATGGGCTTTGGTGACAATAGTAAAGCAATCAAAAAACGGTATACAAATACTGATGGTACTTCTAGAGTTCCTAGCTATACCAAATCAACTTCGAACACTACTTAAGGACGTGACTATTAAAAATGATTTTTAATAACTCAAGATATCAAATTGGTTTAGTGGGTCAAGTTAATGACATTCACTCTACTGAAGCTACAACTTATGTGCTTAGAGACTTTAGTTCCGTTTCTACCCCAGAAAAATATTTTTTATACAGAATAACTGAGGCGGATAGACTAGATACTATTGCTACTAATTTTTTAGGTGATCCAAATGCTTGGCATAAGATTATGGATATCAACCCTGATTTTCTAGACCCGTTTAATATTCCTATTGGTTCAGTGATTAGAGTTCCAGATGTCAGCATCTATTGAGAGACAAATTAATTGGGACTACGTATTCCCTCAAACTCCTGATTTTTATATGCCAGTTTTATCTGCAGAGCTTGTTCAAAAACAAGGGGCGCATGATGTTTTAATTCTTAGGTTTAAAGGTGCTTTACAAAGACACTCAAGTAGTCCTATAAAGACTGGAGAGCCTATACAATTTACTTGGAAAAGCGGAGTTAATAGCTGCACATTTGTAGGGTTTGTACATACCATAGAAAAGAACACAACTGCGGGCAATACATTTACTAAAATAATTTGTGTTAATAACTCAGAGATGTTAAAAAAATCTGGTAAAAGAGTCTTTAAAAATGTTACGGCTGATCAGGTTGCTGCCTCAATTGCTAAAGAAAATGATCTTAGTTGTGATACCTCGAGGCACCCGTATGAACATAAGCACATAGCCCAAGCAGGTCAGTCTTATTGGCAGTTGCTAAGAAGGCTATCAAAGTCAACAGGCTACGCATTACGGGCAGAGAATACAGACCTTATATTTAAGAACCCCGATAAGATCATTGCAGAGAAAATAGCAACTGCTCCTGTATTTGTGCATAATGATCTTGGTCCTTCCGGTCTTATAGCAAACCAAACTTTAATAAGTTTTACCGCTTTAGATTCTAAAAACTCTGCGGAAGTTGACCAGGGAGATTTAGGTATTTCTGTTTCTGGAACGGATGGCACTACCTACACCTTTGAAACTTCTAGAAAAGTTGATAATGGGTATAACTTTGGGGATACCATTACTCCGTCTAATACTTGGCAAGAAACCTATGGAGTTGTGCCCGACACTACAATAGATGGATTAGGTGGATAAAGTGGATGAAAAAAACTTAACACTAGTTCACGAAGTTATTGATAATACATTAAATGCTGAACTTCTTGCTGAAGCTCAAAGTAGTGTATCTAGATACAAATATGTAGGCAATGCATTACTGGCCGGCTATGCCCCGTTACGCCCGTACGATCCTGTATATTTACATGGATTAACGGACGGAATGTCGGGCGTATGGATTGTTATATCTGTTACCCATTCTTTTGGAAAAGACTTATCTTATGCAATGAGAGCTGTCCTAGGGTCAAATGACATGCTTTTACAAATTCAGCCAGCACAAATAGTAGACCTAGATTCGACCACGCCGGCAAAACAGATTCCAATATTTCATGAAACAGATACTTTATTAACTGCTAAACCGCCTAAATCTAATACCTATACTTTGCAGGTATTGAACTACCCAAGTCTTATGGGAGAAACCACATACAATACGGACTACTACAATCCTGTTAAAACCTATATAGAAAGCATAGATGGTGCGACCCCAAGTATTGAAAAATTTAATACTTCAGATGTTGCTACGCCAAGGCTTAACGAGTTACGCCCTACGATTAAATGGATTAAAAATACAAAATGAGCTACAACGAATATATAAATTACTCTCTTGACCCTACTGGTAGGCCAAGGTTTTACGGAATATACCGCGGAATTGTAACCAATAATGTTGACTCTTCGGGAGAAAATAAACTCTCTATTATGGTTCCACAAGTTATTGGCGGACAAACTTTTGATAATGTTCCGGCGTGTATCCCTCCCACAAATACCTTTATTCAACCTCAAATTGGAAGTCAAATTTGGGTAATGTTTGAAGCTGGAGACTCTGAATACCCAGTATGG